TGAAGATGAGTACGATGACATCGATGATGAGTATGACCTAGAAGATGAATACGACGACATCGATGATGAGTATGAGCTTGAGGAAGATTATGACGAACCTTCTGAAGAGTTTAATGCAGCTTATAACCGGGTCATGGAGTTTTCTTATCGTCAAGAACTTGATGAGCATCTCAATGATCTAATTAACTATGGTGCTGAATTAGTTGAAGAAGGTAAACTTGCACCTATTGCTTTTCAAATGATGTTTGGTCAAGATGATGCAAATCGTGTTGTCAACTTCTCTCGTGCTTCTGAAGCTTCTGGTATTGATGACTATACTCATCTAAATAGTATTCGCTATGCACTAAATCTGTTTGACACTATCTCTGAACTCAGTTCACAAGCAGGCTATCGTCCTTTAGCAAACTTCTCTTCTTTGAGTCTCGAAGATGTAACTCCTAGTGAAGATAATGCCGTAGATACTCTGGCTGAAGGGATGTTCAATCTGTATCGTCAACAAAACCCACTTCGTTAAATTCAATTTGTAAAAAGGAACCTTTATATGGCTTATTGGAATCACCAGACTCCCTATAACGTATCTAAGCCTGTATTTAAGTCCCACAAAATACACTCTACTGTTAGTGTTCGTGTGGCTCGTACAGCTATTAGTAGGGATAGTGCTGGTAAATATACTATTCCTGCTGGTGTTTTTTACTCCTCTATTGGGGGAGAAGATCGCCCTCTAGCTCGTGATTATGTAACTGCTGCTGCAACTACTTCTCAAGCTTACTTGGAAATTTCTCACCCTGAACTTTTTAAAGTTGGGGATGTTCTCTACCATCAAGAATCTACTAATAGCATTACTATTGGTGGTACTTGGGTTGCAGGAGAAACCGTTAGCATTCAAATTAATAATCGATTTCTTTCGTTCGCTGTAACTCAGACAGCTGCTGCTGATGTTGCTGCTGAATTAGCTGTTTTTATTAATGCTAGTTTATTTGCACAAGATTTGATTCTTCGTGCAGAAGCTGTTGGTGCAGTTGTAAATCTCTATACTTCTGGAGAAGCTACGCTTGTCGTAACTGAAACTAGTGCTGCTGGTACGGCTACTGCGGGTGCTGCTGACTTTGATACTAGCTACCCTCTTATTGGTACGATCTCGGCTATTGATTTTGATAATCTACGTCTAACTCTTAGTGCAAATTCGGCAATTGCAGTTCCTTCTGGTGCTGCTGTTGGTCCTCGTGTTGAATATGTCTATGGTGTACATGGTCAACCAATTTCTCTGGATGATGGTCGTCTGGTTGTAAATGTTGGCGTGTATAACGAGGGTGACCTTTATCGTGCCGGTCTTGTTTATTGGGATAATCTATTGAAAGACCAATTCCCTCAACTTACGGTTTATTACCAAACTTAATCACAGGAGAAATTAATTAATGTCTTATATTGCTAATTGGCTGTCTCAAGCCCAAAATAGCGCGGTAGCGGATAAAGTTATTGAGGATACTCTCGCTAATTTAGTCCATCGTAGTAATTTGCTTGATGACTATACGCCTTTTAAAACTTACACTTCACCTAAGTTTTTGGCTTATGTGATGGAACGTATTAACACAGTTGCTTCTGTTATCGCTTATGGTACTGAAGCTCCTGCAACTCAACACGGTACTTTTAGACCTATTTCGGCTGAACTGCTGAAAACTGGTTTGCAGTATGTGTATGATGAGCAAAAGATGTGGGATATGAAAGAGGCCATGGAAAATGCGGCTCTTAAAAATATTCAAGTGTCTGATATGCCTGGTCCTCGTGGTGAAATCATCCGTGGCTCTAACCATGACTTGGCTTCCTATATCTTTGGTACTATCGAGCAAATTGCTCATGCTCAAGTAGAACTTCTTAACGTGTTTACTTGGCAAGTTCTTCAAACAGGTAAAGTTGCTAGAACTGACCCCCGTACCGGATTGGCTGTCGATATTGACTATCGTAACCCACATGATACTTCTTACGACCACTTCCCTGCTGCTCTAACGGGCGGTAGTGCTTGGGATCAGCTTTCTACTGCAAATGGTGTTCAAGATCTGTTTAATGATATTGATACTTATGTAGAAACTAATGGTTTCCCACCTGATCGTATTGTTATGAGCCGTAAACTCTATAACAATCTAATCCAGCAACAGTCTACTAAAGATGCTGTTTCTTCTGCAACAGTTACTCAAGTTGGTACGGCTAGTCCTGAAATGTTGGATGAAATTCTTAATCGTCGTGGTATTCCGCCTATCATTCGTTTTGACGAAATGTATCGAAATGAACTGAATGATAAAACCACTGCTAAGACTCGTTTCTTGAATGACGACCGTTACGTGTTTATCTGTGAAAACATGGGTGAACGTGCTATGGGTCCGACTTTGGAAAATGATGGAAAAGCAGGTGTTTATGTGGTGACTCAAGAGATTAAGAAGCACCCTCCGGTTGACGCTACTATTGGTGTTGCCTCTGTTCTTCCTGTGTTTCCTGATCCTAAACTTCTGTTTGCACGTCAGGCTAAGTAATCACATAATTTAAGTCAAATCTAAAACCTCATATTATAATTAGTATGAGGTTTTATTTTATCTATAAAAATGATCTATCTAAAAAAAGATTACGTTTCTAAATCAGGTAATTTCTATGGTAGAGGTCAGTATAACTCTATTGAAGAATTGCCTAAAGCTATTCGTACTAATCCTAAATATATTTCCGGTAAAGAAATTAATAATACCTTAGTTCTTAATTTGGAAGATCGTAAGCACATTGGGCCTACGAAAGAAACACAAACGATTAAGCCTATTGTGAGTAAGATTGTTGAAGAACCTAAGCTAAATATTAATAGTGCAACTATTGAGGAAATTTCTGCTTTACGAGGTATTGGAAGAGCTACAGCAAAGAAAATCCATGAACTAAGAGAAGAGTCACCTTTTTCTAGTAAAGAAGACTTGAATAATCGTGTACCTCTGTATGGTTCCCGTGATTGGAATGAATATAGCGTTTTATTTGAGTCTTAATTATGATTGGAAAATATAATTGGTTCACTCTTTCTTTCGTAAATAGTACAACGCCACAAGAAGATGACTATTTTAATCTTAATGGCCCTCTAAACTATGCAATTATTTCTAATCCAAGTGGATATACAGGTGATATAATTCTTAGTGTATGTCCTAATGCTTCTTCTGATACTAATATCTGGGCTGAAGTTCTTACTATTACTTGTGATGGTCAGGCTACTCAATTAATTGATAGTGAAGTATTAGCTAATATTGCAGGTTGTACTGGTTTATCTAGTTTATTTAAGATCGACTTATCAACTTCTGGTTCTATTGTTGTTTACTTTAATAGTGTGAAACCATGAGTTTAAAAGTATTATTTTTAGCTCTTAAATTAGGGTTATTTAATCCTATACAAGGTGACCTTATTAACGGTGATGATATTTTTATAAATTATAATCCGGTTATTTTAGGAGTTAAAATAATTGCTGATACTATTAATTATGACCCAATACTTATTAATTTTGAGCCTGTGATTATAGGTCCGTAAAAATGGCAAATTATAATACTTCTACTTTAATAACAACTAATCTTGATGAAATTTATGGGTTGATTTGTATCGGTACAGATAATACTGGAAAAGTAATTACACCGGAGTCTCTAGTGAATAGCCCTAGCCTTACGGGTGTTCCGTTGGCACCTACGGCGGCGATCGATACGAATACGACTCAAATTGCAACAACAGCGTTTGTCTCCACGGCGATCGAGAATGTCAAGACAATTTACGAGTCGGTGCTGAATGCTGACACCGTGGCACTGGCAAAGGGGACTCCCGTTCGGATTGTCGGATCAACCGGCAATGAGGCCAGGGTCGTGGCGGCGGATGCCTCCAGCAGTTTCCCTGCCCAATTGGTACTAAACGAAGATCTGGTGGTGGGTGCCTCCGGGCTGGCCGTAGCTGTGGGTTTTATCAACAATGTATCGGTGCCTGATGCGTCGATTTACAGCCCCGGTGATGAGGTCTGGTTAGCCGCTGGGGGAGGCTGGACAACAACCCGTCCCACGGGTTCTGCTAGCCTGCAAAAACTCGGAATAATTGTGAAGG